TTTGGGTAATGGACGACAAAATAAAATCACCGCTTTCGGTAATCAAGTTGTCTTCAGCCTCAGTCACCAAAAACACGTTTGTGTCGTTTGTCAGGCCGTTCAAACCTACACCAGTTTCAGCATCCAATTGCAGGCTATGGTGGGCAGTACGCTTTAGGTTGTTTTGGCCAGTTGGCAGGGCACGCCATGAACGTAGCCACTTTTGGGCTTGACCATTATCTGAATAGACATCCAAGTCAAACGTGTAGATGTTGCCGTTTTCAAAGTCGCCAACAACGGTTTCACCACCAAAGTTACATTGGCAATTAGAACGGTGGCGGGTAAACGCGCCATTGACCAAACCCGCACGCTCATGCCAAGCCTGCGTGGCTGCGTCATAAACCCATGTTGCATTGGCGCTTGGGAAAGTCAGGACATAAAAGCCGTGACCTTCTTGTTGATAGGTGTAAGCCAAAGCGTCAGAGATGTTGCCGTATTGTGCGATAGCGTACTCAATGGCATGGGTAGAAACCCTTTGTCCAGCGTAGCCATTGGCTTTGTAGACAATACCTTGGCCACGGGCGTCAGTGCCAAGCCAGTACAAACTGTTGTCTAGTTTGGCAATAGAGAATGCGGCCACACAACCGATCTCATTAAATGCGCCTTGAATGCGCTGAAGTGGAAAGTCTGTGCCACCAACGTCATACCAGACTTCAACCGAGTCAGTTCCAAACAGCCACGCTTCGCGGTGATCAATATTGACCGCCACCAAGCCGTCTGGAGAGCCTTCAGCGCTTGCGAAGTCAAGTGGGTCTATGGATGTGCCATCCAATAGCGCCGTGACCCATATACGCTGGCTATTGGGTTCGTTGAAAACAAAGTAGCCGTCTAGATAACCTACAGTTGCAGCGCCTGGGAAATCAGGGTCTGTGATCTGCTTGAACTCGTTTGTGGCTTCGTTGTAGATGTAGCTTGGGCCGTTGCAGGCAAAGAACAGCTGCGTGCCGTTGTCAGCGATAGATACAGGGCCACCGTCAGCCACATCACCTAACTTAACTGGCGTGGCCGTGAGGCTGGTCATCTTATAGACCTCAGTGCCAGACACGACATAGAAGTCTGCGCCATTGGTTTGGTGTGACCACAATGCGCGGATGGGGCCAGTGCCAACAGCCCTTTGAAGTTTTAAACCTGGGGCGCGGTTCAGAAAGCCAGGCTCTTTGCCACCTTCAGGAATGACCTCTGGAAACAAATTAATCATGCGGTTGTCGGCAGCATTGATGCTGCGGGCAACGTAGCTTGAGCCAAGAATTGGCGTTTTCATCAATAGTTACCAGCATAAATGTTGAAACGCTGGCGGTTAGCCACCAATGCGTAAGGCAATGCCATCACATCATCTGGGTTGTTGATGCGCTTCAAGTCACGCTTAGAAGTCATGGCAATACGCTGAACCTGTGGGCTTGGCTCAACGCCAAACTCAGGGGCAAACTCCATGGCCAAATTGTAAGTAAACGCCCGCAGATAGCCTGGGGGGTAGTGCAAAACCGTTGACAAATTAACAGGTCTGTCTAATTCTTGCACCGACACAAAGTGAAACTCTAAGTTTTGTGTGGGTCTTGGATAGAGGTATATCTCAATATCAGGAAACGTCATGTTGACCCACATAACTTGTGGAAACGTAGACGTAACTGTCTTAACAGCAATACCGTTGTATTGTTGTTGGTTGATCATCTTGATGCCATACGACACGCCACTTGGCGCTTTGAAGTATGTAGCATCGTCAAGCAAAATCGGGCGGTTGCCCACAAAGTCACCTGTTGGGCCAAGAGTGCGGCTGATAAAACTTGCAGGCCAAGTAAAGACCTGATCTTCTGTGCAAAACACTGACAAACGCTCAGTGTTCCAACTGTCAATCATCTGATTGAGCGCCATCAAAGCGTCTTGCGACATAGATGCGGAGGGCGTCTCACCCTCGGCCAATATACCTAACAAGCGCAAAGCGCGGTTGATTTGATCGCCAGCGGTATACGTTGCCATGTTCAGACTCCTTCAGTTGCTTCCTCTACCGATTTACGGCGGCGCTTAATCTCCAATGTATTTACTGGAGCCACCTGAACAGGCGTGTCTGGATTATAACGAATCCAGCCATTTTTTTCATCTTCTTCAGCCTCTAAATCCATGATGGCAACTTTAGCGCCGTGGACAGGGTGAATCATTGTAATGTTCATAGTAGAAAGGGGGTGATTAGCCCCCTTTTAGTTTAGGCAACTACGGCAAATTGCCACTTAGAGCCGTCAGAAATAAACAACTTACCAGTGCCAGTAGCATTGGTTGTAGTTGCAATTGAGCCGACAGGCACGGTGGTTGTTGTCACGTTTGCAGTAATAGCGGTAGTCAAAAAGTACAGACCAGCAGTAGCGTTAGCCACAGTAGCGCCAGTTGTAGCAGTTGAAGTAATCGTACCGCTGAAAGTAGACGCAGTAATTTCAGCGCCTGTAATGGTAGTTCCAGAAACAAGTTCTGGATCAGAATACGCAACGCCTACGGGTTTGGAATTGGCCATGATGTTTCCTTTAAAAATGGGAGCCAAAGCCCCCATTAAATTTAGCCCAAACGATAGACAACGTAAGTACCGTCGCCAGTCTTACGGAAGCGGAACAATTGGCTAGTTGTTACAGCGATAGCAACTAAAGCGTTGCCGCCATCAGATACACCAGTATTAACAGCCAATGTCACTGCGCCAGAGGAAGTGCCGATGTTGACAATTGACAAGTCAAATGTGCTGCCAACAGTAGCATTAGGAACTGCTGCGTCTATTGCTGTGCCCAAAGGTAGCGTGTATGTTGCGGCAGATGTAGAGGGGTTAGCCACCAACATCTGATTGCAAATCTGCGCTGCCGTTAGGGTTGCAGTAGCCGTAGCTGTCTGAGGGGCGGCCATTGCGCCCATGATAGTTTCTTGACGGTTGCCTGCACCAACTTGGTAACCGCCTGCGCCATTAGGTAATGCCATGATAATTTCCTTAAAAAAGATGTTAAGACAAACGGGGCCGAAGCCCCATTTTGATTAGCCCCAGATGCGGCAGCCCATTTGTGGACGAATTGTGCTAAAGCCATACAAAACGTCAATACGGCAAGGCATACGATCGTTGTTGATGTCGTACTGGCGAACCACACGCAAAGAGATACCATTGTGAACGGCACGAGCAGCCATGTCGACGCCTTGGGGCAACAACAAGTCAGCAGTGGCGAACGTGATCGCATCTTTGTGGTAAACCAAGTTCTGAGCATACTGAGTAGTTGCAGCACCCACAAACACGACAGCCTTACCAGAGGTAGGAAAACTGTCCACGGTGGCCAAAGCATTAGCAGATGTGTAAATAGGAGCAACAGTCACAGTGATTGCAGTGCCAGAGGCAGTTGCATCAGCCAAAGCTACGAACTGGAACAAAGAACCAGTGGACTCACGGGTCTGTGGGTTCACAGCGAAACAATCAGCAACAGTGAACACGTCGCCTTGTTTAACTGTCAAACCATTGCCAATAGTCAAAGCAATGCTTGCAGCGCCTTCAGACGACACAGTAGTGGTCACAGAGTTGCCAGTGGCAGCGCGTGAGCCAGTCATGTGCTGCTTGATAGACTGAGACATGTTGACTTCGTCATAACCAAGAACACCAGTGCCCATCATGCCGTTCTTAAACTGCTTGCTGATGGTGTCTGTAGGATTAAACAAACCCTTCATACCTTCAACCAAACCAGCGTTAGCAGCTGGGTTGACGGTGGCGTAACGGGGGTTCATCACGGCGGCGTTTTCGTTCAGCTTCTGCTGGGCTTGGAGCAAGACCAAAGAAGTTGAGGGCGTAGTGCCAGGTGTACCAACGGTGTTACCGATGGATTTGTACGCATTAGCCACGTCTGCATCGATAGAAGATGCCAACTGGCTGATACGAGGCTTTAACACACGCTCTGCGAAGTCGTCCAATTGCATGGTCAATTCAGCAGATGTGAAGTTAACACCGATGTGCTTTTGTGAAGCAACAGTCAGTGTGGTGAACTGTTCGTTGTCGTCTTGAACTTGCAAGGCGGCTCCGTCAGTAACCAAAGCACGGTCAGGTAAGCGGATACGCAGTGTGGAGCCGATCTTTGCGCCTTCAACAGCGAAAGAGTCGTCATACTGGCGGTTTACGTTACGGGTGATCACCAAGTTGTTCTCGAGAATTTCGAGAGCCTTACGGGTGATCATGTCAATCGTCAGAATACTATTAGACATATTAGTCCTTTCAAAAAATTAGCGGTTGCGTTGCGCTTCCAACTTTTTAATCTGGCGAACACGTTCAGCTTCGATCCACTGCGAGGTTGTCATGGACTTGATTGACCTTGGGTCAGTCGTGTCATGGCTCGGAGCGCCGTTTGAACGTGCTGTTACCGGACTAATCGGTGCTGGCGCGTTTGAAGTTTTTTTGACCGGAGGATCAGAGGCTAATCTAGCTTCAATCTTTCCAATCTCTTTTGCCTGCATGAAAGGCGATAAACGGGAGATTCTTGCCGCTTCCTTGACGTTTGATCCTAAGTAGTAAGCTACTTCGGGGCCAATGTCAGATTCATAAATCGCTTCAGCCATTACCTCAGTGATTGGCACGTTAGGGTTACGGGCTACCTGATCGTAGTCGTCATATTTATCCCTAACCTTTTCCTCACTGTCGGCATAAGCCTCCATGATTTCGGCTTGTTGCTTTGCGGCATCACGTTGGGCGACAAGTTCTTGGGCTTTCTGAAGTGCTAATGCTTGCGCATAGTCTTCAGGGTTTACAAAATTGTCAGCACTAGGTGCTTCCGCTGGCATAGACCTCAAGGTTTGCGTTTCCGCTGCCCTTGTGGCCTGATCTCTTTCCCATTTGCGCTGTTCTCTTGCAAGGCGCTTACCGATCATTGCGTCGATTTCAGCTTGCGTATAAGTTTTTTCCGCTGGCTGGTCTGTCTGCTCTGTCGATACTTCCGGCGTATTAACTTCGGGTTCAGGGGCAGCCGTTGCTTCCTGTTCCGGCGCGGGTACTACCGCTAAAGTTTCGTTATCCATTTTGAATCCTGAGATTCCCTGGTGTGCTGCACCAGTACAGTTTGAAACATTCTATTACGGATTTATAGGATCAGCAACAGATTATGTATTTTCAATTTGTTTGACTTTTCCCCAATATCCATCAGGTTTGGTATTTGCAGATTCTGGATCGTGTTGCTCACCAAATATTTCCATAACTTCACCATCTAAATCACGCAAAGCATAAACACAATAATAAATTGTCTTGTCTTCAAGCGCAGTAATTTTGTGCTGTTGTTCTTTGCGAATAACAATAAAGGTTGGAGCCGTAAACTCTTTGGGTGGATTGTCTTTAATCTGAACGCTGACCTTACCAGACACCAATAGGGTCACATGATCAAATTTGTGTTCATGCCCTTCAAAGGCTTCGCCCGCAAATTCAAGCACATTTTGCTTGACCCAAATATTTCCAAAAAACCCAAGTTCGTAGCGGTTCATAAAACTTCAACAGGCGTTGCCATTGGCTCGGCAACCCATGAAACTGTTGCCTCATCCCAGTTGTATAAGCCGTTTTGTGGCCTTGCAACTGGTGCTTCCCAATTACAAGTTGTTTCATTCAATATCCAACTGGTAAATGGCGTGGGCGGTATAAAAGCATCGCGTCCAACATCGTATGTGTAGCCAATACCAGCATAGTTTTTGCGATAAGGTGTACCGCCACTTCTATGAACACCACCAAAAGTGTTGTAACTTGTGCGCTTGCAAGTCTGACCACGGAATTCTCCGTAGTGTTGCTCCCAATCAATACCGCCTTCGCCCTCATCTTTACCAACAATGACTTCGGTAACGATGTTGTTTGAATCTAAAAATGCGTAATGTGCCATAAGATTAAACAGTAACTGTTCCTGTGCCAGCGGTAAATCTATACACCCTATAACCAGCGCGGGTAGGTTGGTCATAAGTCAAACCGCCACCAATTGAAGAAAGCGCTGCAAAAGTATCTGGGTAAGCAATAATTACAATACCTGAACCGCCTGATGAACCTGCTGTCCCTGGGTAGTACCCGCCACCGCCGCCACCGCCTGTATTTGCAGTTCCCGCTGTAGTTGATTGGCCACCATTACCGCCACCGCCAGAGCCGCCAGAAGCTGTACCAGACCCATACGCAGTCCCACCGCCGCCACCACCAGCCCTAGTTACAGATGAACCAGAAATTGAACTTGCTGAACCAGCACCGCCAGCACCACCAACTGTTGAACTTGCAGTACCACCCAGTGTACTAGCCCCACCGCCGCCGCCAGAACTGTAGTTAGCGCCAAGGAAACCAGCACCACCATTACTTCCCTGCCCACTAGTACCAGCACCTCCCGCGCCAGCCGAAGCACCCCCACCGCCACCGCCTCCGCCTGAACCACCAGAAGAACCAACTTGACCGCCACCTGATACATAGCCACCACCACCGCCGCCAGTAGAAGTTATGCTAGAAAATACGGAATTACTGCCGTTTGTACCATTTGAGCCGCCACCAGAGTTGCTACCAGCACCGCCTCCACCTACAGTTACTGTAAATGATGAACCAATAGAAAAAGATGAATCGGATCTATAACCACCCGCACCACCACCACCAGCATGGCTTCCCGCACCACCCCCACCACCAGCAACTACAAGGTAATCAACTGATGTAGGGGCTGGCAAACCAAAACTTCTTTGGTTTTGAAAAACAGCCTGTAGTGCGCCACTCATGTCAAACCACTTCCAGAAATTACCCAAATTCCTGATGAAGAAACACCAGAAACTTTAATTGCTGTTGCTGAACCATACTGAGCCAATGTGCGCGTGCCAGTTGTGCCAGCAGAAGACAAATACATTGTGTCGGTGGTTATTGCAATGCTGACTGAAGTTGCAGAAAGATTTACAAAAGTAATTGCCGTTCCAATTGGGTATGCCACAGAAGACGCGGCAGGGATTGTGTAAGTGGCTGCACCATCACCAGAGGCATGATAAATATGCTTTCCAGAATCAGCCAACACCATTGTGTAATTGCCTGATTGAGCATTTTGTGGAATGTTTCTAAAACCAACAGAATCTGTGCCATCAACGGTGCAGTTGCTTAATGTGCCACTTGTAGGCGTGCCCAAAACTGGTGTTGTAAAAGATGGGCTTGTTGATAATACAACTGACCCTGTACCAGTTGAAGTTGTAACGCCAGTGCCGCCAGAAGTTACCGCAATAGCCGTCGTTGCTGACAAAGTAGTAAATGCGCCAGCAGCTGGTGTCGTACCACCGATGGCCATGTTGTTTATCGTGCCAGCAGTTGCAGGGTTGACTGTTAAAGTGCCTGTGCCTGTTGGTGCAATAGAAATAGTTGCATTGGCGGGATTCATGTTAAATGCGCCATCAAGCGTCAAGTTAACACCACCACCACCGCCCCACTGCAAACAGTTTGAGCCACCTGAAGTTCTTAATGCACCACCACCAGAACCTGAAGCATCATAATTAGTACCGCTAAATTTTGTGCTTGCTGTAACAGTTGTGCCTGTAATTGTGTTTGCAGTCGTTCCACCAATTGCAGGGGGTGCTGACAAGTCAAGCGTTCCACCCAAAGTTAAATTGCCAGATGTTGTAACTGTTCCCGTCAGGGTCAAACCATTGACTGTTCCAGTGCCACCAACAGAAGTTACCGTGCCAGAATTAGTTGCATTGATTGTTTGGTTAGGCCAAGAACCTGTAATAGTGACGTTAGTGCCTTGAACTAGACCTGGCGTTGCTGTTCCTGTACCACCATTTGCGACGGGTAGAAGCCCTGTCACGCCAGTTGTCAGTGGAAGTCCGGTGGTGTTTGTCAACGTACCACTAGAGGGTGTGCCTAAAGCACCGCTTGGGGCAACATAATCAGTCCCTGCGGTAGCCGCAGACAAAGCCGTGCCGTTGCCCTTAACAATACCTGTCACCGAAGTAGACAACGTAATAGCGGGCGTTGTGGTTGATGTAGCCACAGTCCCAGCCAAGCCATTGGCAGACACGACAGACACGTCAGTCACAGTGCCTGATCCACCGCTAGAACCATTTGCGGCTGATGTGATTCGGCCTTGGGCGTCAACAGTAATGTTGGCTGCCGTGTAAGAACCCGCCGTAACAGCAGTGTTTGCCAAAGAAACAGTGCCCGTTGTTGTAATGGGGCCACCTGTTAAACCTGTACCTGTGGCCACACTGGTTACAGTGCCTGTGCCGCCAACAGAAACATACTCAACGTCAGTTGCGCCAGAATTAACCGCCAAAACCTTGCCTGCATTGCCTGCATAAGACGGCAAAATGTTGCTGCGTGCTGTAGCAGCGGTTGTTGCGTTTGTTCCACCGTTGGCAATAGGCAATGTGCCTGTTACGCCAGTTGTCAGTGGCAAACCAGTTAAGTTTGTAGCCGTTCCGCTAGAGGGCGTGCCCAATGCACCGCCTGGTGCAACGTAGTCAGTTCCTGCGGTGGCCGCAGACAAAGCCGTTCCATTACCTTTGACCACACCAGTTACAGTTGTGGACAAAGTAATCGCAGGCGTTGTTGTGGGGTTAGCCACAGTACCAGCCAAACCATTGGCCGACACCACAGATGCGCTAGTTACAGTACCAGAACCACCAGCAACTGAGTTGATAGTCTGATTTGGCCAAGTGCCAGACACTGTGACGTTTGTGCCAGCCACAATGCTAGGTGTAGCCGTACCAGTGCCACCACGATTAACTGCTAATACGCCAGAAGCCTGTGCCATGGGCACATTGGTGGCGTTGGCTAGATTGACTGCCGTAGGTGTGCCTAGATTGGCAGAAGTCAGCAAGTTGCTGACCGTGATTTTCTTAGTTGTGCTGCTTTGGACTAATGGAATTTCTTCAGTCCCTGCCAGCGGGGTAGAGGCGCTTGGCAGTTGGGAAATTTTAACGTCTGCCATGCTGGCCCCTTATTCGTAAGAGATTGTGGCTGAAACTGTGCCGCTGATCACAACGTAGATACCCTTGTTCACATACAAACCTTGAAAAAAGTTGTGCATTGTGTTTCCGGTAGGCGTAAACGTTGCCAAAACCACGGGGTCAGACGCGCTCGAAGAATATGAGTCATAGACCGTGATGGTGGGCGTGCTAGAAGCGCTGCTCACAAAAATACCGTTAAGTTTGCCAGCTTCGCGCTTGATTTGCGTTGTAGCTGTAATGGCGGTGTAGTTAGACATGGTGGCTCCTTATGCCAAGAAACGAAGTTTGTATAAAGTTCGGAGATAAACCTCGATGATATTATCAATCAATTGTTGTAAGGTTGTATCACTTTTATCGCACACTTCATAACGTGCGGCCTCAACTTGAGCAAGTGAGTCTTCTAAAAACTCAATGATATTGGTTGTTTTTTTAGGCGAATTCAAAGTGATTGGCCCAATAAGTCCATGCCTGCCTTGATAGGTTTCAGCAAAATCATCAGCTACGCCAATAATTCGATCATAAAAAATATTAAGGGCTTGATGCTTAGAGTAACTGCGGGTATTCAGGTGAACACTGTGCGCTACGTCTCTGGCCAGAAACAATAAACCTAAAAAATCAGCGGCTTTCATTGTGGCATTCCTTGTGGGGGCATCATTTGTTCAGGGGGCATTTCTTCAGCTTCACGAACAGATGGCATCATCATAACTTGTGACTCCATGGCCGCAGCCACCACGCCCATGGCAATGTCTTGGATTTGCTCTTCAGTCATGCCAGCTTGAACTGCTGAAATACGCTTGGTTTCTGCGTCGTAAGCCTTGATTTGAGCCTCAAACTCTTTGCGTTCCATGTCTTGCATCTCAATGGACTTGCTGACATTCTGAAGCATTCCATACATTTGTTCCATCTCTTGACCCATGGCTTGCATCTGCATCTGGGCAGCCTGTAAAGCAGGGCTTTCGTCGGCGTCTTCCAAAAACTTAGGATCAATGGTCTTTTGGAATCGTTTGGCCATCTCTTGTGCGCCAGGCCAATCCATGTTTTTCACAAACAAGTCACCCGCCACAGACCACAATTGAGGATTGCCCTGTAACAACTGAGCCATGGCCTCCAATGCTTCCTGACGTTTGGTTGCGTAGCCTGGGCCTGTTGTGGCCACTACGTCGTACTTACCGACGCCAGGGTTATAAATCTTCTCAATCACAATACCCTGCTCGTCGACAATTTTCTTGACGGGTTCAGGTTGTTCAGGATTAATCTTGACCATCTTTGTCTCGCCGTCTTCACCAATGATTCGGGCAATACGTTGTGTGTCGTAAATCTTAGGGATTAAATCGACAAGTTGACGTGCAACGTGTCTTACAGCACGGGTTAGGTTGTCACCGTAGTGATAAGTTCCTACATCACCCTCACGCTGACGGGCAAGAATTGCTCTACCAGAACGCTCGTTAGAACCCATTCCAAGAGAAGCGTTGTATTGGCCTGTTGTGGATTTAATATCCTCAGACGCGCCAGCTTTGGCTTGTAATAGACCACTTGATGCCATTGGCGGTTGCGCCCTTTGGGGTAAGGGTAGAACTGCGCCTTGTCCATCAGTCACATCAGGATTGACTTCAAGATACGGCCAATTGTTTGTATTTGCCGTTTTCCACTTGTCCTCATAACCCTCAAACTGACCACCATAACCAATGAACGGTGCTTTGGGGGCTAAAGCCAGCATCTCAGCTTCTTGAGAAACCCAATAGTTATACATTCTTTGGGCATCTTTGGCGTTGCGTACCAATCCTGATACATACAAACGGCCATCAACTTCAAATTCGTTACCAACTACGCGAATGACAGGAATCCACTTGCCTGCCCAATCATTCTGTTCAAGAATTTCATACCCGTTGATCTTGCAATATTTGACTTTAGGGTTAACCGACTCGCGAGTTCGTTTGGGTTCACCGTAAAACGCTCTAAGTTGTTTGTCTTCGGGGGTGTTTTGGAATGCCGTCTGCCCGCCTGGATACATGTTCAGCTTGGCTTTTTCGTAGTCAATGTAGTAATAACTCGCAATGCGAACAGTGTCTTCATTCAACCAGTTACTGATTGATTGATCGCCTACACCCAAAGATTGAAGCGTTGAGATAGGCGCAGCGTCTGGGTATTGACGCTCGTACTCCGCTTTGGTCAGGTCTTCGGTGATAAAGCAATATTTAGCATCTGCACCCGTTGGGTCTTGGATTAGCGGATCCATATAGACCGAAAACGAGTTACGAATGCGGCCAATCTTGATGTCTTGATCAAACGTGTTGGGTTCGCAATACTCGGTCATCAGGGTGATGTAACCCTCACCGTAAGCCACTTGATTCTCGCAGGCGGTGTCATAAGCCACGTCCGCATCAGAAATATATTCAATGTGGCGAATCATGCCGTTGAAGATTTCAGCAACTTGCACGTCAGCGTCGTCATCAACCGGAATAACTTTAGCGCCTGGTCTATTTTGGCGCATGTCATTCGTCACTTGACGAACGTGTTGCGGCAGTTTGTTAATCGTCAGTGTTGGACGGGCGTTGATTGTTTGACCCTGAACTGCACCACGAGTGGCCAATACGTCAGCAGGCCACTGCCAATGGTTATCAGGTGATCCTGCGTAAAACCGAAGATCATCGATTTCGTCTTCGCGTGACTCAGCAAGGGCAGAAACAGCCATGTCCAAACGTGCGCGTGCGACGGTCAGTATGTCAGAGTCACTCTTTGGGGGTTTGCCACCAGCTGCTACATTTGCAGCGGCAACCATGCCTGTTGGGTCTGCCATGTTATTTCTTCTTTGCTTTTGAGGCTTCGCGCTTGACCGAATAAGCTATTGCCACGGCCTGTTTGACGGGCTTGCCAGCTTTGACTTCAGCTTTGACGTTCTTGCGAAAGGCTTCGGGTGATTTAGATTTGACGAGTGGCATGTTACTTCTTCTTTGCCGTTTTAGCAGCGTCTTTAAAATCTTTGGCAGTGGGGGCATTCTTGCTGCCAGGCTTGTTCATTTTTTCTTTAGAACCAGCTGCGATACGAGCCTGTTTTGCGTGAATGTTGGCATAAAGCCCAGGTTTTGTAGCCATGATTTAACACTTCCATCGTTTAAGAGCTGCTTTAGCGCGTTCACCGTCTTTGGCGTTGGCCGCTACTGCGCCCATTCTTGCACAAAATGAATCTTTTCGCCCCTGATCTGCTTTGGTCTTAGGATTGGGCGCTGGTGCTTTGAGGTTTGAGCCTGTTTCACGGTTGTATTTAGCACGGCCTTTTTCGGTCAAGCCTGCACCCTTGGACACTGGCAACTTCTCGCCTCGGCCAACAGAAAGTGAAACACTCTTTTTTCCCATTTAGCTACCCATCCATGAGGTTGCGACAGAAGTGCGTTCAGTCAGAACGCGAGAATTTTTGGCATTGTATTCTCTATGAGCCACAGGGAAAGCAAAAGTTACACATATTGCATCCGCAGCATCAGGAGAGGCCAAGCCCCTTGCTTTCATGTCCTTCTTTGACTCCAAAAAGATTGTGCCTTTTGAGTCTGGCTTGATCATAGGTGAAATTAAATCAGTTTTCAAGAACCTATCTTTGGGAATTGATGCGCTTTTCAGCCAATCTTTCATCATTCCCCACATTTCAGCCCTTTTGTTGCCCCACATGATTGGATTCTTTGATTTATTTCCAAAGTTAATGCCTTTGATTTTGTATCGTTGCTCATTCAATCTGTCCACGATACCCGCACCAAGCCCACCTTCGTCGATGACCACCAAAGCAGGCTTAAATTCCTCAATGGCCTCGATGATATGCCCGACAACGGTCATGGTGTCATCGCCTCGGTGTCTGTCAATCCTGACAATGTCTCGTCCCTGTCTGATAGCAATGACAGTTGCGTCAGCCCCGAATCTAGCTGGATCGACTCCAATGATGATTGGGGCACTCTGATCCTTATACTTCGGTCTGTTCATGGCCTCATCAACAATGTTGGCTGGAATAAACTGATCATCACCTTCTGAGGGAAACATGCCATAAACCTCGACATGAGCCTGTGCTGAGTCTTGGCCATATTCATCAATAATACTTTGATAGACTTGTTTGTCAGTGCCCTCAACCGTTCTAGCGTCGACTACTTTGTTTTTCCAAAAGTCACGTTTAGAGTTAAAGCACTCATAAAAGTAACCCGTATTCCGACGAGGATTGGAGAACGCCAACCACAAACGATTAGGGGTATTCTCAGTAAAGAAACCAGCCGTCACCGCCCAGATTGAGTCATCGATACCAGACGCCTCGTCAAAGATCACCATCACACCATCGTAGTTGTGGACACCCGCATAAGCATCAGGGTTTTCTGCTGACCAGAGACGTCCCTCAACCGCCCAATAACGAGTACCCTTTTTAAGGTCTTTTTCAACCAATTCGGTTAACCAAGCAGCAGGGGTGATCTTAGTCGCAGCAACCTCAAACCAATGACTATTGATGCTCATGGCCAACCACTTCGTAATCTCAGCCCATGTCACCGCCCTTAACTGAGCCTCAGAGTTAGCCGAAATAACAGTGGTAGACCCTATTCGGGTGGTCAACATCCAAATGGTCAACCAAGACACAAGAGCCGATTTACCAATCCCTCGCCCAGAAGAGACAACATGGCGCAACGTCTCAAAGTCAATCAAACCCTTCTGTTTCTTAATGTGGGCTGCCACTTCTCTCAAGACTTCCCTTTGCCACTTACGAGGGCCTTTAAAGTGCTGTAGAGGGGTGTTCTCTTGCCCCCAAGGGAATGCAAACAAGACAAAGGCTTCTGGATCATCTGCAATCGCAGGCGTCCATAAGGTGGCCATTAACTCTTGTTCGTCTTCAGGTTTGTAGATGGTGGTTTGCATTTATCCAACAATTTGATAGAATGGTTCTTTGGAGGCCATCAATGAAAAAAGTAATCGCATACTGTGGATTTAACTTTTCAAACAATTCGGCTTATTTGCGGATGCCAGAAGCATTCTGGAGTCAAACAGATGCGCAGCGTTTGGAAATTGTTAATCAATTGCTTGAAGAATTGACTAAAGAAAAAGAGCATCTTGAATCGCTCAATCAACTTGATACCCAAGGTATCTAGCAATATTGTCAATTGCCTCTTGATCTAGCTTTTCACCATGATGGCTTTTTAGCAATGATGTGCGAATGTTGTTGATGTTTTTGCCTTCGGCAAATTTTTTGGCAAAAGTTTTAGGCAACATCAATCTATCAGGCACACCAACAATTTGCCCTTGGGCATTTTGCAAAGACCCCATAACTTGCGCTTCAAGGCCAGCGTTGTAAGAGCCGTGCTGAAAGTTTGGTGTAACCATTTGCGTATTAGGTTTAACTGCCAGCAATGTGTGAGCCATACCAGTCTCTGCGCCTGGCTCACTCATCACGTTGTACACATCTTGCCACCGTGGAAAACCTTGTTTTTCCATGGCAGCTGTTGAGCCAACTTCAGCAATTGCTTTGCGAATGTTGCCTGGACTGTATTCTTTAGTCCCCGTGGCCATAATGTCCCGAATGTTTGGGCTATCAATGCCAGGGAAGTTCTTGTAAGGGTATGACACCTCTTTAGTCACAGGATCAATTGACTTTACATTTCTAACGGCGTCTCTGAACGATGTCAATGCTTCGCGTGATGGCTTAAGCGAATTTAAGGCTCCAACATAAGACTCAGCTATGTGATGCGAGAAATTGATGCCACTCGGAGCCAAGTTCATCTGCACGCCAATGGTGTCACCCAATTCACTAAACTTGTTTAAGTTGTTAATTTTGGAAGATTGAGCCGAGACATTAGAAGCGCCACCAACACCCTGTTGTAAGTTTTCTTTAATGTACGGGTAAAGCCTGCCACCCTGACGCTGAACAAACGCAGGCGTCGCATCCTTTAAGCCCTGTGTTAATGGCACACCAGCAATTTGAGTCACATTACCGCCGGTGGCCGACGTGTCCCACAAAATAGGCACAGCATACTTATCCAGCAAAGCATTAGGATGGACACCCATTTCTTGCGCCACATTTAATGATGGCTGCACAATATCACCAGTTCCAAACAATCTAGCCTGCTCTCTGCGCATTACCGCCGGCGTATCCAAAATCTGTTTGTATTTGGTCAGCGCAGACTTTTCAGCAGAAGTGAGCATGGCTTCGGTCTTGCCTGGGAACAACGCCTCTATTGCCTTTAACTTGCCAACACGCTCGGCCATGTTGGATGTCGTGTTCTGCGCCATGCCCTGCAATATCTCAGCCGGCAAACCACCCTGCTCCATGATCTGAGGGACTACCCTCTCAGCATAACGCTCACCAGCCCTACCAGCTTGCAGTGCAACCTGCCTAGCAGCACGAGCCGCCTGTAATGAAGCCATCGTCACTGGTTGTGCTACAGGCGCTACAGCCATGGCCGCCTCTAAAGCCTCTGGGCGCACTCTTGTTGTCATGCCTGCGCCAGTTGTTAAGGGTTCGCCATAAGACAGGCGATCCAGCGTTTCGCTAATGGCAGGCATCGATAAGAACCTAGCCGTTCCCTG